ACGCAATAGTAACTTATTTGTTAGAAACTTATCCAACTTATTTTAGTGACTACGAAAACACACGCTCAATAGTCCGAAAGGTAACAGGCGCACAGGGTGAAAGTAGATTGAAATATAAAGTAGTAGACCATAACCCTGACTACATTACTCAGTACAACTTGCCACAATCTAAAGGCGAGAAAAGAAAGTTTATCGATTTGCCTAAAGAGTGTCACAATATTTTAATAATTAGTGACATTCACTTTCCTAACCACGATGTTCAAGCATTGGGTAAGGCTTTAGAATATGGTAAGGCTAATAATATTAATTGCATAGTAATCAACGGGGACTTATTAGATAACGAACCATTTACAAACCACGATGCACCACCACCGAATACAAGTGATGTTAGGGATTGGTTTCAGATGACTGAGGACTTTCTTGATATGTTATTAGAAAAGTTTAAATGTCCTATCTACTTTGTTGAGGGTAACCATGATGCGTGGTACATGCGATACTTGATGAAAAAAGCACCCGTTTTATTCAATGACCAATACTATACACTTAGTGCAAGGTTAAAGTTAAGAGAAAAAGGTATTGTTTGGATACCTCAAACAAGTGTATTAATGATTGGTAAGTTACCCGTAACTCATGGTCATATGATTGTAAAAGGTTTCTTCAGTCCTGTTAATCCTGCTAAGGGAGTTTATAATAAGATTAAAGGCTCAATGCTTATCGGTCATTGTCATACAACTTCAGAGCATAGTGAGAGTAATTTACAAGGCGATTTGAATACGACTTACTCAATCGGTTGTTTGTGTACCTTAGCACCTGACTACGACCCGTTCAACTGCAAACATAACTTAGGATTTGCGAGAGTCATATTACAAGAGAATGGTAATTATAGAGTAGAGAATAAACGAATAGACCAAAACACTTATGAAGTTTACTAAAGAAATAATAGTTGCAGCAATAATTTTGCTAACCTTATGGACAATCCCATATTGTTTAAGTCAAGTTATAAAAGGTAAAGATGTTCAAATATATTTGACAATAATAATGAGTCAAATTCCTGCATACATTAAAGTAATAAAATATTTATGGGAGGAAAAATGAAAAAAACATTAGGGTATTCTTTAGGTTATACTTGTTGTATTGCTTATTTATTTATGGTAGGATTAATGATTAAATATATTTTTGAATAATGAAAATAATATTAGGACATTCACAAGGGGTAAACTACCACCGACTATTTAATCCTTTCAGATACTTTAAGGCTGAGTTTGTAGCTGAGGTTACCGAACCCGAGGATATAATAGTTTATAATGTTAGAGGGATACATCAATCGTTAGCCTCAATTAAAGAACTTCAACTAAAGGGTTCTAAGGTATGGGTAGATATAGACGATTGGGTAGAGCGCCCTTTGTGGCATCTTAACAGACAACCTAATGAGTTAGAGATAACAAGTAATATAATTGCACACTTGAGAAACGCTGACATCGTTACAACGGCATCAAAGAAGTTAAGAGATGAACTATATTGTCAGTTCAATATTCAATCAATATTAGTTCACAATGCAATAACCACAGGAGGCACTCAAGTTGAACATGAGTTATCATTTGGTTGGATAGGAACACTTAGTCATCACTTAGACCATAGACTATTAGCAATCCCTTTGTTTCATAAATATAAAGCGAGTAGAGTATTAGGTGGGGCAAGTGGGTACGTTCCGGAATATTGGGAACACCTGCAACGGATATGGTCAGGAAATTGGCAACATCAAGTTAAAGTACTTGAGGCGGTAGAAGTAGACGACTATATGGATATGTATGCTTTAATAGACTTTGCTTTACTACCGAGTTATGATGACCTTTACACCTCATGCAAATCTAATCTAAAGTTGTTAGAGAGTGCTGCCTCAGCAATTCCAATTATAACCAACGGAGGAACTTATAGCGATGTAAAACCTTATCAAGGCATCAGAGTTAATGGTGCGAAAGAATGGCGTAAGGCTATTGAGTTACTAATAAGAAGTGAACACCAACGCAATGAATATGCTTTAGGGTTGCAAGACTATGCTAAGGACTACACGATGCAAAAGAGTTACGATATAAGATGTCAGATAATAAATACTTTGTTAAATAAAAATTAAATAGTATATTTGCAACTATGAAAGCAAACGAATTAAGAATAGGAAGTATAATAAAGTCATTAGTTAATGATGAAGAATTTAGTATAGTTGAAGAGATTGGATATAGAGCCTCACTTGGATACTATGTATCTTTAAACAATCAACATAGTGGTGTATGGTTACAACATCAAGAAAGAGATTTAATATTAGGCATACCACTAACAGAGGAATGGTTATTAAGGATGGGATTTGAGAAAAGTGATAACTATGGCAATGATGAATATAGATTAGATGGTTATTCATATTTTCGTGGAAGATTTTATATTTCAGATTGTGATGAATGTGGCGAAGATGTAGAGATTAATTTTGTACACGAATTGCAAAACCTTTACTTTGCCCTAACTAAAAAAGAACTAACTATGAAGTGATGTTTTACATTAATATTGAAATAACGAAAGACAAACCAAAAGAGAAACCCAAACAGGTTACAGATAACGAACCAACACAAAATATAAAAACAACAAAATAATGAGCGAAAAAATTTACTGCGGCAACGCTAAAACAATCGAAACTAAGTTTGGCAAGATGCTAAAGATTAGTTTTTCAAAATCAGACCTCCAAGCATTGAACAAGGCAATGGAAGGTAAAGAGTGGGTTAATTGCAACCTTAAAAAGAAACAAACAATAGTAGAGGGTAAGCCTACTCACTATCTTGAAATCGATACTTATGTTAAACCAACGGACTCAAGAAGTCAAGTAAACGATGCAGAAAACTTGACAAATGATAATGACCTGCCATTCTGATTAACCGAACAACTTAATAAATACGGATGGAAACAAAAGAAATAAAAGTAGGGGATTATATCAGAGGCTTTAAAGCAAAAGTTGGTGAATTTATAATAAATGATAAATATATAGGATTAATAGCTAAAGTAATTGGAGTTAATAAAAATACTATCCATGTTGAATTTTCAGATGGTAAAAATTGGTGGTATGAAATAGACCAAGCTATTGAACATTTAGTAGTTGACTATTACACATTAAGTAAAATATTTGATAGTTTACCTAAATCAAATAAACTTATTGATTTTGAACTAAAAGACAACATAAACCCTGACCACTATAAGAGTAAGTCTAAAGAAACAATAGAACGCCTACAAGACAATCTAACTCAAGGAGAGTTCAAAGGTTATCTAAAAGGAAACATATTAAAGTACTTAGACCGCTATGAACATAAGAACGGAGTGGAAGATTTGTCCAAGGCGAATTGGTATTTGAATAAATTAATTGAATTAGAGAAATGAATAAAGAAGTAAAAGTAAAGTTAGAGAATAAATTGTATTCAGATATACTTGAACTTGAAAGGTTTAAAACATACGCTGACCAATTAATAAATAAAATACATACAAGTCATTGCGCATTAAGACCTGACTCAAAAGTAGCAGTAAAAGAGTTTGGAATAAAATATGGTAGTATATTATCAACAATAGCATTTTATTTAGAACAATACGAAATTCAACAAAACCAACATAAAGAAAGTAATGGCTAAACATAAATATATAGAAACACCTGAAAAACTTTGGGAATACTTTTTAGCCTATGTAGAACACGAAAGAAATAACCCTATGTTAAAACGTGAGTATGTAGGTAAAGATGGTAATGAGGTTAATACACCTTTACAAGTACCAATCACATTTGAGGGGTTTGAATGTTATCTACAAGACCAAGATATAATTGAGGATTTAGGTAAGTATTCAGCCAATACAGATAAAGCATACACTGAATATGTTACCATCATTATGCGTATTAGACAAAATTGTTTCGTTCAAAACTTTAAAGGTGCATCAGTTGGACTATTCAATGCAAACATCATTGCTAAGAAATTAGGATTGATTGAGAAATCACAAACGACTATAATTGAACAGGCTTTGTTTCCTGATGTAGAGTAATATGTTTGTCCGTACTAAAGCAATTAATAAACTACTTAAATTAAAGAACCGTACTAAGATAGTGCAGGGTTCAAGTAGTGCAGGAAAGACTTATGGAATACTTGCGATACTAATTGATAGGGCAACAAAGAAAGATAAGTTAGAGATAAGTGTAGTTAGTGAAACAATCCCTCACTTGCGTAGGGGTGCAATGAAAGACTTTTTAAAGTTGATGGTATGGACTAATAGATTTAATGAGGCGCATTGGAATAAGACATTATTAACTTACACCTTTGCAAATGGAAGTTACATTGAGTTCTTTAGTGCAGACCAAGAAACAAAGATACGAGGTGCAAGGCGTGATATACTTTACATCAATGAGTGCAACAATATTCAGTTTGAAACTTACCACCAATTAAGCATAAGAACTAATAAAGAGGTTTGGCTTGATTATAACCCAAGTTCTGAGTTTTGGGCACACACTGAATTGAAAGGCGAAGTAGATACGGACTTTATTATTATAACCTATCAGGACAATGAGGCATTAGACCAAGCTATTGTCAAAGAAATTGAGAAAGCGAAAGTAAAAGGAGATACTTCGGACTATTGGAGAAATTGGTATCAAGTGTATGGATTAGGGCAACTCGGTCAAGTACAAGGTACTATATTCACTAATTGGCATCAGATAGACAATGTTCCACAGGAGGCTAAGTATATCGGGATTGGATTGGACTTTGGTTATAGCAATGACCCGACTGCAATAGTAATGGTTTACAAATGGAACAATGAATTTATACTTGATGAAATAGCCTATCAAAAAGAATTAAGTAATAAAGCAATAGCAGACATTCTAAAGCCTTATGGCGGTTTGGTGGTATGTGATAGTGCCGAACCTAAATCAATAGCAGACTTAAGGAGTTATGGAATTAATGCAACACCATGCGTAAAGGGTAAGGACTCAATAATAAATGGAATACAAAAGATACAGGCACTTGAAAGAATACACATCACTAAGCGTTCAACTAACTTAATCAAAGAGTTTAGGGGTTATGTTTGGAAAACGGATAGAAACGGAACTGCATTGAATGAGCCTATTGATTTTCTAAATCATGGAGTTGATGCAATTAGATATATCCTCAGTCATGTTATCGTATCCCCTAACTATGGTAAGTATCATTTAAGGTAAGTTTATTTTGTTTATATAAAATAAATAGTTTAATTTTGCTAAATGAAAATAACAGATAAAATAGAAATTACAAACGAGGATAATATGGAGTTGATGAAAAGATACCCCGATAATTACTTTGACTTAGCTATTGTTGACCCGCCGTATGGAATAAGCATAAGTTCAAATCCTGTTAGGCAACAACATAAAAAAAAGAATTGGGATGATGAAATACCTTTAGAAAAATATTTTAATGAATTAAAAAGAGTATCTAAAAATTATATAATTTGGGGTGGAAATTATTTTATTGATTATTTAAACAATTCTCAAGGATTTATAATTTGGGACAAAAAACAACCTGAAAACTTTAGTTTAGCAATGGCAGAATTTGCTTATAGTTCAATTCAAAGTCCTGCAAAAATATTTAGATATTCAGTTTTAACAGAACAAAATAAAATACACCCTACTCAAAAACCCGTTGCACTTTATAAATGGCTTTTAGATAAATATGCAAAGCCAAATAATAAGATACTAGACACTCATTTAGGTTCAATGAGTATAGCAATAGCGTGTATAGATTATGGATTTGAATTAGTAGGGTGCGAACTTGATACTGAGTACTATGATAAAGGAATTAAAAGGGTGCAGAACCATTTACTTCAACAAAAGTTATTCTAAGCTAACAATAAAGATTAATTAAATTTGTTTTATAATAGATGACATTCAGCAACGTAACAATACTACAATTTCAGAAACTACAAGCAGCCTTTAAACACTTTGATGGTAACGCTTATGAAGTAGGTATGGCTATACTCGACATCTTTGAGGGTGTGCCCAAGACCTTATCAAGTCAATGGCTAGTTAAAGACTTTGACAAAAGGTTAGCTAAGTATCAATTCTTAATCGATGCTGAGATGAAAGACAATGAGTGGGTTAAGGAGTTTGAATTGAATGGTAAGGTTTACAAGGTTACTCAACAAGTACATCATTGGAATGTTGAGCAATGGGTAAGCATGGGAACTTTAACTCAAGACCCTGATAAGATAATTGAGAATGTACATTTGATATTAGCAACACTTTGCACCGATGAAAGAGATATAATGGATAGGGCAAATGAATTTCAAAACGATTTAAGTATTGAAGTCGCTTATCCGATTGCGGTTTTTTTTTGCGCTGTTATGCTGAAATTTCATCACGCTATGCCAAGCTATTTTCAGGAGGAGGAGTATCTACATGGTTTAGCTTAAAGTGGGGTTGGTATGATGTAATAATAAAAATGGTAGGATTTGAAAAAAGGAATGAGATATTTAAGACACCTATCTTTGAATTCCTTAATCACATGGCATACTTGAAAGATGTTGATATATTTAAAACAGATATAAAATGAGTGCTGAAATAACAGAGATAATTGCAGGGGTACTTGCTGAATGGTCACAAGGTAGAATAGACAACGCTAAGGACTTATTGAAGTCTCAGGCTATTCCTTATACAAGTCCGTTAAATCAATCTATTCAAACAACTGAATTAAAAGTTGATGGATTAAATATTGGAATAGGTTTTACTGCAAATGATTATTACATATTTATAGACGAGGGTGTTAAGGGGTTAAAGAACAGAGTACAAAATAGTGGAGTATTTAGTTTTAAGACTCCGTTTCCAAGTAGGGATATGATTAAGAATTTAGAAGATTATATACCAAGATATGGAATAGTCCCAAGTGGTGGAGGCAAAAAGGTAACAATACCTAAAAAAGAAAAGGCAGCAATAGGTATGGCTTATGCTATTAAACAAAAAGGTATCAAACAAAAACCCTTTTGGAAACCTACATTTAATGAGGCAGCCTTTAACGACTTAGCTGCAAGACTTGAAGATGCTTTAGGCGAGGATATTAATTTGACCTTGACTATTGAGTAGCAATAATAAACTATTAAGTTTGTTTTATAGTTGTGGCAATTACAATCAATCAACAACCATCAGGATTAGTTTCGGCATTTAATAATATTGACTTTTTAGTCGATACAAGTAATACTCAACCGATATTCTCTTATCAGATTAAACCAATAGTAGGAGGCAACGCTATTGCGCAATACGTCAAACCTAAATCAATCTATGGGGACAAGGCACACTTTGATGCTCAGCGTACTATTCAGAACCAAGTAAGCTATGACATTACAGGAATAGTAAATAACACCACAGGCATCTATAAGGCGGCTAATGTATTTAAAGAGTTCTATATTCAGTTTGCTGAGTTAAGTGGAACTACTAATACCAATGTAGCAAGTGGAAGTCCAAGCAATAGTAATACCTTAATAGCGGTCAATACTGCCTTTGAGTATGAAGATACATTTAAGACTGATTATATTCGTGACTATGTAATAGATGCCTTTGCAAATAAGTATTTCTTAACGGGCCTAAGAGGTGGGCCTATCCGTATAGGGCCTAATGACTTCTTTGAATTGGGCATGATGCAAGATAAGTTGTCAACCTCATTTAGTAAGTTAGAGATTAAGACTTATGGGTTTGGTGGTTCTTTAATAGGCACTTATGTAATTACTAATTCATTCGCCAATACCTCAACTACAAGTGAGCAGTTTTTAAGTTGTCAAGTAGGGACTGCAAGTCTTAACTCTCAGACCTTAGCAAGTGGCTCACAACCGATAATAACAGATGCAGTAGATAAGTATACGATACAAGCATTGAGTGGAACTAATAGTGCTCAGAGTGAGTTAGTGACCTTTCAAATAGATAGAGATTGCTACAAGTATACACCCGTTAGGATTTTTTGGTTAAACAAGTTAGGTCGCTTTGATGCTTACAACTTTAACTTTGCAAACGATAAGAGTTACCAAGTTACAAAAGACTTTTACCTTAAGCAAGGTGGTGCAGTAGTTAGTAATACATTTGTCCGTTCAAGTTACGAAACAGGCGACACAGCTTTCAATACACGAATAGAGAGTAGCATTAAATTAAGAACTGATTACATAAGCACAATAGAAAGTCAATGGATAGCAGAAATGATTAAGACCCCTTTAGCCTTTATCTTTCAGAATGGCAAACTTTATCCGATTAAGATAAGTACAAGTTCGTACACTAATAAGGACACCCGAAAGGATGGGATGTTTATAGAAGAGATTGATGTTCAATTTACCAACGCATCTTATAGACAAAGATTTTAAATGGATAGAATATTAGAAATAGGAGAGTATCAGATTGAATTGATGGATGAGGATTTAGTACCCGTTACTAAATCTGTATACGATGTTCAAGACCCCAATCAAAGGAAGTCGCATTTTACCAAGTCAATTATCCTGCCATCAAGCAGAGTAAACAATCAAGTGTTTAGTGGTTACTTTGATGCCTCAATGTTTATTAGTTCAAATGTTCAGTTTGACCCTTTTTATAATCCTACTAAAAAAGTAAAGGCTACTTACTATGAAGACTCATTACCCGTTATTACAGGTTATTGTCAGTTAGTAAATATTAACAAGACTAAGGAGTTAATTGAATACGAACTAATTATCTATGGCGAAAATGCAGACTTCTTTAAAACGATTGAGGGTAGAAAGTTAAGTGATTTGGATATGTCATCATTAGACCATGTTTATACTCAATCACAAATAGCATCAAGTTGGAGTAATGCAAGTGGGTACGTTTATCCTCAAGTAAAGAACGGGAGGCAAACAGATGTAATAGTAAACACTATTCAAATAGCAGATTATTGGAAAGTATCGGATTATGACCTTTGGTTTTTTGTTAAAACTTTATGGGATAAGATTTGGGAAGAGGCTGATTTTAGATATTACTCAGAGTTTATAAATACAGATGCTTTTAAAAAGTTAGTTTACAAAGGTAATAGCAATGGCATGGTAAGAACTGATACTGAAATATCAAATAGTCTTTGTGCTTATTCAATTACAACAAGTGGGTTATTTCCTTTTAATACAAATGGTAGTACATTTAATTTATACACTAACAATGATATTATATTTGATGTAGTAGAACAAGATGGATTAAGTCAATATGACGATACAACGGGTATTTTAAATGTAGATGTTACCGCAGACTATGACATAGTATTAAACTTAAACCCTGTTTTAAAGAATGTAAGTGGTGGTACTTTGCCAAGTGGTAGCGTGTTTTCATTTAGTGTATTGTTAGTAACTACAAGCAATGTTATTGCAGGGGTTATAACACATCAACACGTTTTAACAAGTAGCTTAGCAAATAATGCCTCAATACAAATAAACGTACAAAACGAAAAGATAGGGCAACTATTAACAAGTGCTACTAATTATAAATGGGTAGTTAAAAACCAATCAGGAGGTACTGAGGTTTCAATAGATAATTCAAGATTTGATATATTTTTAACTAAGGATTACGGATTAGGAGATACTATCAATGTCAATAGTTTACTTAGTTCTGAAATGACTCAAAAGGATTTCGTAATGGGTTTGATTAAGATGTTTAATATGTATATTGAACCTTACTATTTTAAAGCAAATGACCCGAACTCAGGAGGCTACCTTACCTATCTAATTGAACCAAGAGATGACTATTACACTGATGAGATAATTGATTGGACTTATAAGATTGACTACAATAAGGAGTTTATAATTAAACCAATCGGAGGGGCGAAAGAAAAGTTTTACAAGTTTACTTATGATTTAGATAAGGATTATTATAACAACCTTTACAATCAAAGAAATGGCAGAGTCTTTGGCGATGTTAATGTAGATGTTCAAAACGATTTCTTACAAGGGACTAAAGAAGTTAAAATACCTTTTAGTTTAATGGTAGTAGCAAAGAACTCAGACCCCAAACAAGGACAATACAGACCTTTAGCAACTGACTTAAAAGACGATGTAAACAAAGGTTTTAGAAATGATAAGAGTAAGCCAAAGATAATGTACTATAATGGATTATTAACAGGAGATGCTTGGGACTTTGGAGATGATGGTGTAGGGACAAATAGAACAACCCGATTAACTTATCCAAGCCTTTCTACATTTGATAATACAACTGACCCTGATAATGACTTATGTTTTGCAACCCCTCAGGAAGTATTTTACACAAACGAAAACGGACAAGTAGTAGTATCTAATCAAGGACTTTATAATAAGTATCACAAAAGAGGATTAGAAGAAGTTAATAATAAGAACTCAAAGATGCTTGAGTGCTATGTCAACTTAACCCCTTTTGATGTACACAATTTAAGTTTAAGACCGATTTACGAGATAGATGGTAATCACTATCGACTTTATGAAATGAGTGACTACAATGGCAAAGAAACAACTAAGTGTACCTTTTTAAAATTAACCCCTATTGATGCAGTTGCTAAATCAAACGGAACAACAAGAGGTGGAAGAGGCTCAGGTGCATGGGGTGTTAATCCTGATTTGTATCATGAAACGGGCAACCTTAATGATAGAGTAAAAGGAGGGGATTTAGTATTAAGGTCAAATGTATTAACGGGAGGCGGTGTGACTTATATTCCACCCGATAAGGATAATTTAGTAATGTTACAATATAGATACATTACTACTACAACTAACTTAATCTTAACAGGTGGCGAGGGTAGTCCAATTTATTTATTAGCAGATGCAAGTGCAGGAAATATAACGATAACTATGCCTGACCCCGATTTGAATACAGGCAAACTAATAATAATAAAACACATAAATACAAGTCACAAAGTAATAGTTAGGAATTTTGACAATACATTGTTTGAGGAAATATCAGCAAGTGTATCACATGAGTATCTATTAGATGGTGGAGTAATAATTAAAATAAGATAATGGCAAAGAACGTACAATTAACAGTCGATATAAAGGGAGGTGACTCCGTAGGCAAAGCAGCCGAAAAAACCAAAACACTCAAGCAGGAATTAAGGGAGTTAAAGAATGAATTAGCAAGTGGAAGTCTAACGGGTAAAGCATTTGATGAGGCAACTGCAAGAGCAGGTAAATTATCCGATACTATTATCGATGTAAACAATCGTGTTAAGGCTTTAGCGACTGATGGGCCTGATGTAGTGTTAAAGGGTTTTGGGGATATGGCAACAGGCATAGTCGGTGGATTTGCAGCGGCTCAGGGTGCTATGGCTTTATTCGGAAGTGAGAATGAAGATTTGCAGAAAACCTTAGTTAAGTTACAAGGGGCAACCGCTTTATTAAACGGATTGCAACAAGTAAACGCTACCTTACAAGGTGATAGTGCTGCTATGGTAGCTTTAAATACTGCTAAGACAAAAGTATTAACCTTTGTTCAAACACGATATGCAGCAGCAGTAGGTACAAGTACAGGCGCTTTAAAGTTAATGAGGATTGCAGGGGCAGCATTAGGTATCGGTTTAATAGTTGCAGCTATTGGATTGTTAATTGCTAACTTTGATAAGATTAAAAAGGTAGTATTAGGGTTCTTGCCTGACCTTTCAGTATTAGGGGATTTATTTACTAAGGTTAAAAATGCAGTCATGGATTTTGTAGGCATAAGTTCTGAGGCTGAAAGGCAAGAGGAAACCGCAGCAAAACAAAGGGCGGTTAGAAGTCAACAATTAAAAGATGAAATAGAGTTGATGGAGGCTAATGGTGCAAGTGCAAGAGAGTTATACTTAGCTAAAAGAAAACTATTATTTAATGACTTAGAAACTTTAAAGATAGCAGCGTTTAAAAAGGGTGCAACGCAAGACGAAATAAAAGCATACAATGAAATGGTACAAGCCATAAGAGTATTAGATGCTGAGGAAACTACAAGAATAAAAGATGGTGCAGAAAAGGATAAAAAGGCAAGTGAGGATGCTGCTAAAAAGAAAAAAGAGGCAAACGATAAAAAGGCAGAAG